CATGAAAAACATGTGTTTTTCCAGGAGACAAAAGAAGATAAGAAAGCTGGAGAGCAGTAGGCAAGTGGGGGAGAAAATACATAAATACTTTAGTATTTCGCCCATAGTGTCTAAGATAATAACGATTAACGTGGACAGTTATTCTTTGAGACGGGCTCCATCATAGAATATAGCATACTATATTCTACAAGACTATCTTAGATTATATTTTTGTGTTATATGTGTTGTAAAAAGTTACAAAAGTACTTTATGGGTAGAGATGTAGGATATACCCTACCCATATCGTAGAAATACACATTTACTGAAATTGTTAGTGTTGTAATAATTTACAACTATTTACCTGCTAGGGTTCTTAAATTAGCAGTGAGTTTATCTTGAGCAGACATACCACCACCGAATGCAGAAATCATACCACCAATCTTAGATAATAGGTTTTGGTTGTTTTGACCTAATAGACCTTGGACTGATTGTAAGATATTACTAATATCTCCACCTGGGTTCATTGCTGCTTGAGATCCTTCAGGTGCAGCTTGTGCATTACCACCTGCAGTGTTAGTAGCAATTTGTCCAAGCAAGGAAATGATAGCTTGTAATAACTGCATAATTTGCTCTGGTGTTAGACTACCAGTAGATGGTGCTTGTGTTACATTGATATTAGCTGTATCTCCTGTAGATTGAGATGCTTGTTTTTGTGCATAGTATGAAGACACACCAGACAATACAGAATCCCAGATACTAGAACCTTTACCATATTTAGATTTCTTTTGCTGTTTAGCATAAGCAGCTGCAGCTTTAACAGCAGCATTACCTTCAATCTTAATTTGTTTAGATTTACTAATACCTTTAGCTCTACCGTATTTACCAGCACCATAATCTAATGAAGAGTCTCTAAGAATATCGGCTTGTGATCTTGTAGCACTACCTGTAGCAACAGCACCTTGTCCATCACCACCAGTAGCGATATAACCATTGATATTCTCAGCACCAAAGTCACTAGCAATATCACCTTTAACGATAAGGTTTTTACTGGAAGAGTTACCCCAATAACCACCTTTACCGTCAGCAATAACTACGTGGTCAGCTTCAGCATCACTAGTCAAAGTATTTATTAATGCTACGTCACCTTCATTACCACCAGCAGATGCAGGTTTAAACGAATAAGGTTTATTTTGTTTAGCCTCTTCTTCAGCAGTTGGTACGTACATATTGATTTGTTTTACACCAGCTTGCTCTAAATACTTATTAACGAATGTACTACAACCGTTATTACCATAGCCTTGGCTATTAACCATAGAGTCAGCCCAGTTAGAAGCTGCTTTAGTGTTACCGCCACCAACAACTCCACCGAATGCACCACCAGCTCCACCAGAAGCGCCTCCTGGAGATCCGAAGAACGCATTGTATGCTTGAGTGATCTTATCCCCAGTATCACCGAAGATAGCTTTCATTAATAGATTACTTTGTCCGCCACCAGCACCACCAGCTGCACCTGCAACTCCACTAACGACACCACTGGAAGAAACGTTACCATTAGAACCAGCGATTGCACCATCATTAGCATAAGCCTCTTCAGCCCAGTCTAAACGTTTTTGAATCGCTTCTCTACTATCACTAGATATTTCGTATTCTTTATGGAATAGATATGCTGCATCAGCTGCACTAGCACAGTTATTCAAGCTATCAGTAAGACCCATTTTATTACATTCTTGAGCAATGTAAGAACATTGTACACCTGGGTCGGATGAGGATTTGCCATTAGCTTGAGCAAAATCAGCCAAACCTTGTTGGCGACCAGCATCTGTCCATTGACATAACCCATAACCTGTTGAACCGTTTACTGTGATTTCTGAAGCAGTTCCACCACCTTCAACGATATTAGGAGTTAATCCAGATTCTTGCATCATGTTACCAAGGATACCACAAGCAGCAATCTTATTAAAACCTACCTGCATAAGCATTTGAAGAAGTTGTGGACCAGCGCCACCAGCACCTCGACCGAACTTACCAAAGCCCCACCGAGGAATGAATGATTTACCCATACCATGACGACGAAGAGCATTCTTAGAACGTCCTCGTTTACTAATACCAATAGCAGTATCAGTATTATTCAATACACTACCCAATGGATAACGTAAGTTATCACCAGGTTCTTCAGGGTCTTGAATAGTTACTGTATTAGATCTTGGATCATATCCAGTAGCAGTTACATAGTGAGGGTTAGGACCAAATGGATGATCAGCAGATAAGTTACCATTACGGCTCTTACCTGACAATACTACAGAACCACCACTCATCAAGCTATCGGCTACACCAGACTTAGATAAGTTAGATGCGTCCATACCTTGAGATCTAGCATAAGAAGTAAAGAATCCTGGTTTAGTACCATCATTAGATTCTTTATAACCATTCTTAGCGGCATAGTTTACCGCAGATACAGGATCTACACTACCCATACCATGTTTAGCAGCTAAGATAGCATTAACTCCAGCTATTGGACCACAACCAGAATCTCCGATTGTTTGACCAGAAGATTCATTAGAGTTTTGATATGGTAAGTTAGCAAACGTTGGGTCAGTTTGCTTGAAGAAACCACCCATACCGTATTTACCTTGACCAGTCTTAGAACCTTGGTTGCCGATAATACGTTGGCCGATAGACATTAGACCATTCTTAGCCCAAGTTAAATTATTATCTATACCATTCTTTACGTAGTTATACTCATTAGCAGCTTTATCAGCTAAAGAGCTAGCACCATTTTTCAAGAATGTCCAAGCATCACCTGCAGCTTGAGTTACTTTACCAGGAATAGAACCAAGATCGATACCTTTGGATTTAAGCCATTGGTTTGCACCTTGAACCATATCACCTAAGAAACCAGTAACTTTACCGACAGTGTCTTTTACTGTAATACCAACAGCTTTCATACCATTGACTACTAATTCACCAGCTTTACCAAACATGGTCAAGATAGGTTGAGCTTTTTGAGACAACCACTCAACACCAGTCATGGCTTTACCACCAATGTATAATAACTCATTACCTATAGCATTAGTTGCCGAAGACGCAGCATCTTTAGCTTTATCCCATACATATTGAGCTTCATTGGAAACTTTACCAGCAAGATTAGCGGCTACACTCTTGACAGTTTCTTTAGCACTATCAATTTTATCACTAACCCAGTCTTTAGCATTACTTAATGCATCTTTAGCTTGGTCTAATAGACCTTTAGAGAAGATATCATTATATTCTTTAGCTGTAGAGATTTTAGATGGAGCACCTTTAGGGTGAGTATCAGGATTATCATTGTATTCTTGAATACGACGTTTGATATCATCACGGAATGGAGTCATATCATAGAATAGACCGCTTAATACGTTAAAGATATCTTGTTCATCGATAAGATTCAATAATAGATTACTGATAATACGGGAAGCACCTGCTATAATTTTAACACCAGTATCTACATTAGCATCGTAAGCTACATCGGCGATATTATACCAATCAGTTACACCACCAATGATACCAGAGATTATATCAGCAGCAATCCATACGGCACCGACACCAGCACCAACGGCTAATGCTTTAGATGCTAATTTTACAATAGCACCACCAGCACGTTTAACTAAAGTACCAGCAACACGTTTACCAGCTTCACCTGCCATCTTAGCAATACGACCAGCAGCTTCTTTATTAGGCATTACACTAGTAATCTTATTGAGCATGGAAGTTACACCATTGGAAACCCAATTAAAGATTTTACCAGCTACACCTTTAGTAGACTCAGCTGCTTTTGTAGCTTTATCTGCAACTTTAGAAAGCTTAGATTCATTCTTGGTAGCTTCTTTAGCTACATCAGTAGCAGTATCAGATGCACCACCACCAATTTTATCCCAGGCTTTACCCATGACATAATCGGTAGCATACCATTGTGCACCTTCCATAGCCATATCACCGACTGAGAAGCCTTCATCAGCCATTTGCTGTGGATCCATACTTGGCATATCTTGATTTCCTGTCATAGGAATATTGCCATCCCCAGACATACCATAATTAGGTACATTAGGATCCATTTCTACAGGTTCAGCTGCAGCTGCAGTCATAGAATTCATAGCATAATCTAGACCCATAGTTGCAGCAATAGAAGCAGCAAGTTTAGTTTTAGGGCCACCAAATTTACTAAAGAATGATGCAAGTTTTCCTTTAGGTTTTCCACCACCAGGTTTCTTACCAGGACCTTTACCACCAGGAAGATGCCCAGGTGATAAATCACCACTTAATCCCATATTCTTAGCCATTTGAGAGTAAGGACCACTACGTGCCATCATTTCCATAGCAGCAGCTGCACGAGTCATTGCATTAGCAGCAATAGTCATCTCAGTTTCAGTCTTCTTAGAAGATCCTCTAAACCAACTGAATAGACCTTTACCCATAGAGAAGATAGTCTTACCTACGTTAACTAGAGGCCATACTGCTTTAGCCATAAGACCACCAACAGCAACTGTACCAATTAACTTAGATACTACACCAACTTTAGGGTCAGTGATAAAGTCAGCCATACTAGAGAATAGGTTCTTAGTTATTTGAGGAATAACTTCAGTGACTACAGAAGAGATAGAATCAGCAATAGGTTTGGAATTTTGTTTTACAGCTTCGATAATAGCAGGCATAGCTTTGATTAATTGTGGAGCAAATAGCCCTACAATACCAGCACCAGCAACACCTTTACCTAGGTTCATTAACAAACCACCCATAGATCCACCAAGACCTACGAGACCAGCTAATGCACCTTTAAGCTTACCAAAGATACCACCTTTATCTTTGTCTTTCTTCTTATCGTCTTTGTCACCTTTCTTATTGATAGCACCTTCTAATTTTTCAAAACGTTCATCTTCACGTTTCTCTTTAGCATCGGCTTCTTTCTTAATATCGCTATTAGATTCAGTATCAGCTAATTTAAAACCACCATCAGTAGTTTTAACTACTTCACGTCCTTGAGCATCATAATACTTATCACCAGACTTAGTATAGCCAGATGGTAAAGATGTATCAGCAGAAGCAGCATCAGCTGGAGTAGCAGTACCACTCTTATCTATCTTATACTCTCTCATGATATCATCATTGATAGGTTTACCAGAATAGATAAGACTAGCGATATTAGCTAATTGAAGATTCATCTTATCCAAGTATTGGACAGATGTGCCCATAGCTGTAACTATCTTGTCATTAACTTTGCTTTCAGAACCAAGTAAAGTATCAGTATCACGTTCACTAAGCTCACTATTAACTGTAGACAATACATCATTAGTTGTACTTCTAGAGCTTAAAGAACCAGCTTCAAGACCAAGAGATTTTTCAGTTTCTGCTTGAATCTTAGCACGTTCTTCGGCAGATATCTTTTGCATATCAGACATAGCTGTAACTTCATCGTATGTCTTTCTTGCTTCTTTTAATAAGAATTCTTCAGACTCTGCAGGCAATCTATGGTCTGTGATTATTTTCTTAATCTTAACCCAAGGTTCACCTTTCTCTAGAGCTATAGCAATATCATCGGCACCTTTCTTAGTCCAACCATTTTCTAGGTCACGTTTGTTACCATAGAATCTTTCTCTAGCAGACTTAATAGTATCGACTTTATGCTCATGAACTTGGTCACCGTCTAGCATAGCATATAATGAATTACGGTAAGTATTTAACTGACCAGCTGTCATACCAACTAGCTTAGTATCCATGTCTTGATATTTATATCCGTCTAATCCACGTTCTTTACCACGTTCTAGACGCTCTCTAGCAGACATACCAAGAGCCGCACCTAAACCTTGCATTTGTTGACGGTCAATAAGTCTATTACCGGCTTCACCTAATACACCAAAACCAGAAGTAATCTTACCTTTAACCCATTGAGCACCAGCTTTGACAGGTTTGAATAATGAACCTAACCAACCAGTGACTTTAGATTTTAATGGTTTAATCACATCAGTTTCTAGTTTATGCATAAATGGTCTACCAACTGTAGACTCAATAGCTTTTCTCCAAGCACTACCGATTACATCCATAATACTTGTTTTACGCCAAGCCATTTTGATTTCACCCATAAGCCCTTTAAATAAAGTAGCTGTAGGTTTTACAATAGCAGTACCAATCCAACCCTTCTTGGTATCTGTAATGGATTTAGCAAATAACTTGATAGGAGAAGTAAGCATAGTTTCAATCTTACCAACTACACCACCACGACGTTTACCATCAAATCCACGTTTACCTAGCATGAAGTTTTGGAATTTATCAGAAGTGAGTAATAAGCTACCACCAGCACCAAATGCTAAGTTAGTAATTAAACCACCTGTAGGGTCTAATGCTAAACCAGCAATAGCACCAGGAAGCATAGTCTTATAAGACTTCTTCAAGAAAGCTTGTTGTTTCTTAGATAAGATACCATTATTGGCACGACCAATAATACGACCATCTTTATCTTTTAACTGAGTACCGAATAATTTATCAGAGATAGTTTGGTTATTCTTAGCGAAGCCAATAGCAGCACCAAGCATAGCACCACCAACAGGACCAAAGCCAGTTAATAAACCAGCTACAGAACCTACGGTACCCCATGCACCCATATCAGGAAGATATTTCTTCATTAAGGCTTGTGTCTTACGAGAGAATACACCACCTTGACGAGTACCATCTTCACCAATTTGACCAAATAACCAACCTTTGACAGTTTCAGATTCTCTTAAGATATTAACAGAAGCACCAGCTAAGCCACCAATGATAGTACCAATACCTGGAGCAAATAAAGTACCAATTAAAGCACCAGCACCACCACCAGCTATACCTTTACCAGCAAGCTTAGCAGGGTTCATGAACAAGTCACGGTCTTTTTCATTCCAGTTTTTAAATGCTTCAGAACCAAATGTTTCTTTAATCATATCACCGATACGACCAAAGCCATCTTTCCATAAGCTATTTAATTTACCACGAGCAAATTTACCAGCTTTACCGAAAGAAGATGTACCATCAGCATGAGATAAGATCTCTTGGCCATCACCATCAATAAATCTACGTTTTAGTTTATTTTCCTCATAGCGATCTTTACTACGACTAGCTTTATCTCTATCAGGATTAAATGGATTTTGATCAGCTGGGATAATAGCTTCACCAGGAGATACTGTAGTCAAAGCATAATCAGGCACATTTAATGTACCATTATAGTTTTGATTTACTTCAGCTTTATCTTCTTCATTCTCTACGGACTTAAATAGACGTTTAGCTTTATTAATACGCTTCTTGATACTATCTGCTTCTTCTTTTGTAGCAGCAGTTTTAAGTGCAGCTTCTAGTTTATTCATAAATACGCCACGAGATTGCTTAGATTGAGAAGCAATCTCCATTTCAGTATCTTCTTTGAATAAATCTTTCTTTACAGAAGCAAATTGCTCTTTGAATGAACCAATAAGCCCATCTTTAGAGTCTTGTAAAGCACTAGTAAATTCATTTTGGTCATCTTCATCAACGAATCCACCAAAGAATTCTTTACCTTTACGCCATGCTTTCTTAGCTTTAGCTTTAATAGGGTTGAGAAGTTTCTTCTTTAAAGTATCAACTACAGAGTCAAATGTCTTATCTAATTGATAAGCCATACGATTAAAGAAACCAACTATAGGTTTACCTTCTTTATCTTTAAGACCTGTATCTTGTTTAAAGAAGAATTTATAGATATGCTTATCAACCATACCTACAGCACCAGCTACTACACTACGTGGAGATTTATATAGTGCTTTAAGTACGTTTTTAAACTTATCAGCTGCTGTAGCATCAGTATCACTAAATATCTCATCTAAGATATTATTAGGATCTGGTTTTAACTCATCTGGATCGTTGTAACCAACGTCATCCGCTGAAGCAGCCCATTGATCAGCATCACCAAGTATGGGACCCTCTCCGTCTTCTGAAGAGCTTTTAGATTTAGACTCTCCGCTAACGTGAGCTTTATTAGTATTAGAGCCTCTCTTATATTTAGCTTTAGCTGGTTTCTTACGTTTACCAGCTCCACCAAATGAAGCACCAGCTCTAATAGATCTAAGTTCTTCCCAGATATTCTTCAAGTAATAGATTGCACCATTACCATCATCATCTGTCAATAAACTTACACCAGATAACTTACCACCAGAACCAGTTTTACCAGCAAACTTTTGAGATCCATCGAATAGCTTAAGCATAGTATCATGTGGGGTATTCTCGATAGAATGCATCATACTATTGAAGTTGGCCATAGCATCATGAATCTCTTTAGCTGCTAAAGACATATCAGCATTATCCCATGCTTTATTAGCAGCATCTTTATACTTACCATTATAACCAGACAAAGTCTGATTCTTAAAGAAGTATTCGGATAATTCTTCCATAAACTCTTTCTTGCTACCAATAGAGTCAATGTCTTTAGTTACACCACCATTAATGGCACCCTTTTCCATTTGCTTCTTAAATTCAGCCAAGCCGATTTGTTTAGCACTTTTTTCCATATCGTCTCGGCGTTCTTTAATCTTAGTCATGGTAGTCCATTTACCAGATTCATAGTCATATACTGGTGCAGAATTACCAGTAAGTGCAGCTTCGATTCTAGCTAAGTGACCAGGGATTACATCGATGATAGCTTTCTTAGTAATACCATCAAATGGTACAGGACCCTTCTCAAACTTATCAGTTTTGAGTTTAGTAGTCATCTCTTGTCTAGCACCAAAGATACGACCAATGATACCAGCTATACCATCACGTTCTTGACCAGCTCTATGAAGCTCTGCAAGCATATGTGCGAATGTACCAGATAAGGTCTTATCTAGTTTCTTCATTTGAGCACGAACGTTCTTCCCAATGATACCTTGACCAATAGCAATAGGAATGATAGATAAAGGATTTGCAACCATCATTTTTAATTGATCAGGATCCATACCAGCTAAGATACCCAATTCAGACATCTCTAACTCATCAGTAGCATTCTTTTTGATATGGCTGAAATAGCTAGCTATATCCATACCACCATTCATACCCATGAGATTATTGATATTGAATTTATCTTTAGTTCTCTTAGCAGCTTCCTCTCTAGATTTTTGTCTAGCTTGGAAATCAAAACGTTGCATATCTAGCATTTCTTTTAAGATAGCATTGTTTTCACGATTAAGCTGAGAAGATTCTTCAAAGTACTTACGAGAGTTCTCTAAGTGAGCTTGTAAGTTGTTTTGGTTAAACGCCATAATATTACTTAGAGTACCATGCATACCTAAGATATTATTATTTAACCCAGAGAATAGTTTCTCTTGTTGAGCAAACATAAGAGCTGTACTTTGTCTTACAGTACCAGCTACATGCTCAGCACTCTTTACTGTAGCACCAGCAATAGCATTTGTACTAGCAGCAGTACTAGCTTCTATAGTTTGTATAGTGGCTTCTGTATCATGATCAAGACTAGGTGTATTATCAGATTCCATAGAGAAGTCTTCATCGAAATCCATATCGAAATCATCCATACCCATTGACTTCATCATTAAATCATCACCACGTTGCTGGTTATAGAAATTACCAGTCTTTAGGTCTTCTAAAGCAGATTTAAAAGCATAGTCCCCAGCTTGATATAAGCCAGTACCAGCAATCATTTGGCCAGCACGTTTAACTGTACTTTTATAATCTTTTACACCATGGTACACGTGTTTCATAGTATCAGCATTAGTAGATACAAACTCTGCAGCCGAAGGCATTTCAGCTTTAATAGTATCTTCTACTGTAGCAAATACTAAAGACTTACCAAGGTTCTTTAGATAATTAGTAATTTTAACTTTTGCCAAGAGTGTATTCCTCCTTTCTTGGATTAATGGTGTGTTCTGAGAGACGGCAAATACCCCATATAGGACAGTGCCTATATGGGGTATAGCTTGGAGTTAAGTTAGAATAGGGGTTATTATTAACTATAAGAGGAATCCTACCTAGATAGTAAGGTTGGCTAGAGGTATGGTAAGCACCCTACCATCTAGGAAGAAATTCAATGTGAGTTTAAGTTGCTCGTATCTTCGGGGATAGCGTTATAACTTTTACTCACTAACTTGTTATAGTCGTATTATTTTTTAACCCAAGCTGGGCAAGGGTTTTGAACTTTAATACTTTCATAGCCAGGCACTTTAACTTCAGTTTTAACGTAGATAGCTTTACCATCTTTGTCAATGCCTTCTTGTTTAGGGAAAGAACGAGTAGAAGCTTGTACGTCTTTGAAAGATAATGTAATATTGGATTTTTCACGGCCACCCAATTTGAAAGTACGACCAGTATTACGCATGTATTCGAATGGGAATGTTTTAACGATGTTTAACATACGTTCAGCATCAGCTTTCTTAGCTTCATAACCAGCTGCTAATACAGTAGCTTCTTCTTTAGAGATTTTAGTTGTAGAAGAGATAGCATTAGCTAAGATATTACGGTAGTCATCAGCGATACATACTTCACCAACTTTACCAGTGGAATCATATACACCAACTTTGAAATTAGTGTCATTAAGCATAGCAGCCATTACACGTGCTTCATCTTTATTAGAAGCAGAAGCGTGTTTCAACTCAGCTTTGATTTGTCCCATTAATTCTTTTACAGTACTCATAGTTTGTTTCCTCCATAAAGAAAATTAGTTTATATTATAAGTCTTATAGACGTATAAACATTGATCTTACTTTTCGTTTCCCCTTGTTTTTGAGAAACTCATTCAACTCAATAGGTGTGCTTTGATTTAAGAAATCAATAAAGCTCATATTTCCCGATTCTAACATTTCCTTCTTACTCTTATCAGTCATAACTGTACCTCACTTAGGCTATATAAGATTAATAACCTGTTTATCTAGTAATAATTTATTAAAAAGCAGAAAGAACCCCTATAGGAAGAATTTCCTATAGGGAATCTTATGCTATGTGATCAAGTTTATATAAGTTATGAGGATTCATAACCCTGGCATGCTATTTGTGGTGGATAGCTGTGTTGTAGTACATTTTATTTGTATACTTTTTGTTGGTTAGTATATTTTTAGGGTTGAAATTGAAGTTCCCACCACAGGGATAGCCGAAGAAGATGAGTAACGTCTATAAGATACCTATAATTGTTTAATACTAACTGCCCATCCCCTTACAACTTCAGGCTCTTCGAACTATAACCAAAGGATATAACGTATTGTGCAAAATAATATAGAGAATTTATGTTATGTCTTGACATATATTTTCGGATAGTTGGGTAACTATAAATAGAAAAAGACCATATGGTCAATATGGCCTCTTGTAAAATAAATAAATTATTTGTGTTAATTTTGCATTTGACTATAGTCTCGGATCCTAAGTTAAAATTACTTTACTCCTCGGATTCGTACAGTATTAAATAATATAACCAGCTTATATTATTTACTCTATATGAGTGTTAGGTGAAATTTAGACTCTATAAGAGTACACCCTCAACAGGCTATTAAACGAATAATATACTCAGAATTAACAAATTGGAGGTTATTAGAATGGCTATCTTAGTAGACCGTATACAGCCTTTACGATTAATAAACTCTAAGTTTTATACCCCTATCAATAAGAAGAATAAACGTTTTGGTAGTTGTATATTTCTTATGGCTAAATCATTTGATGGTGTAAAAGATATAATGGAATCACCATTAGTTGAGAACTTAGCTATGTTTAGCTCTTACTATGTAGAGCCTAACTATAGCTACTATGTCACACCATTAAGACAAGTACAAAGTGAATCTGGTGAGTTACTAGACTACCAACCAGACTTAGATATTGTACGTGAAGGACAATCTATAATCAATGAAGACTATATCCAAACTAGTGATCAATTGATTCTATTTGGTGAAGCCGTAGAAGGTCCTATGACTAATAAACGTTTAGCTCAAATGCTATATAGAGAACGTTTTAGAAATAGAAAAGAAGTTTTAGCATATTATGATACTATTAGAGAGAAATTCCCTAGTATTGTATTAACTAAACCATCTATAGATAAGTATATGAATAGAAACTTATTCTATGACTTAACTTACTATACTGATGCATTCTTTACGAATAAGTATAATAAGAAGTTCCCTAAAGACTATGGGACCGATATCTTATTTACATTAATGGCTAGATTCATTAATGATAAACGTCTTAGCTCTTATACTAAGAAAACAGTTATAGTTCCAGTACATGACTGGGCTAAAGATACAGATCTTTCTAATATATTCAATATCAGTAAAGATATCAATATCTTCTCTATTATTGCTAGATTATATACCACTAGTTCTTATGAACTAGAATACTTCAAAGGGGTTGATTTTATCTTCTTAGGTAAGACTGGTTGGTTTAAAGTCAACTTTGATGATTTTGATAACTATGCAATCTCTAAGTTTAAACAAAATATCCGTAAACTGATTATGAGAGAACCAGTTGAAGATACTGAACGTGAAAACAAAGAAGAAATCAAAATCAAAGTAGCTGATGCTATTGAAAAGAAATCTGGTATCCAAATCAATAATATTGATGGGTCTAAATCTAATATCATTAAGGATACTAGAAAAGTTGATGTATTGGATATGGATAAACCTAAAGAACCAGAAACTAAACCATTAGACCCTGAATCTTCTAAAGAAGAAGAGAAAGCTCAAGAAGACGTATCCAATCAGCTTAATGATATAGTGAATGCTTCTTCAGATGAAACAGAAGCTATTAAGAAAGCTGAAGAGGAAGTTAATCTTAAAGTAGCTTTACTTAAAGCACAAGAGACTAGACACACTACTATAGATATCTCTCAAGCTAGACGTAAACGTATGGACTTATTGAATGATAAGTTCTTAAAGTCTAGTTTAAATAATAAGCCTATCTCTGAATTACTTGAAGATAGTGCTGAGCAACCATTACGTACTACAGATATCCCTCAAGTACAAACTATTGATGATCAATGGGAAGGGTTAAAGAAAGTCAACTTTGATAAACAGTACGACTTAGATGCTGATATAGTTAGAGCTATCTATGCATTTACTGAAAACAAGACTATCCCTATGTCTGTACTTAAGATAGATAAAGATGATACATCCACATCTGAAGATTCTATCTGGACATATCGTGTACAATTCGAAGATGCTAATGGTACAAGACATAGTCTTACATTCGATGTACCTAAATTGATTGATAATCGTTTCATGAGATTACGTGGTAATGATAAGACTATCTCTGGTCAGTTAATCAATATTCCTATTATTAAGACAGGGCCAACTACATCTCAGTTGGTTACCAACTATAATAAAATTATGATTAATAAGTATGGTCAGCAAGGTAAGTCTACTAATACTACTACAGCTATCATCAGATCTTTGAATAAAATCTTAGAAGAGAAATATAAAGGTTGTACTACAATCAAGAAGATTGCTACAGGGTCTAACTTAAAGATTACAGCTAAGTATATTCTTCCTATGGAATATATTGATATGGCATCTCAATTCTCTTATATTGAATTTAAAGATGGTACTAAGATTCTCTTTAACCAAGATGAATTACGTAACGCTCCAGAATATAAAGATCCTGGTAGTGGTATGCTAGCTTATGGTGTAAATACTAAAGATAAGACTGTATTAGCTGCTGAAGATGATGATGTAGTTGCTATGATTAATAGTAAGCTTATGACAGATACAGCTTATCAAGAGCAGTTTAAGAAATACTATAAGCAAGGTAAAACTGTAGCACACTCCAGAGCATCTATCAACCAAATGAATATTCCAGTTATTTGTGTAATGGCATATTCTGTAGGTTTATCTGAAGCATTGAATAGAGCTAAAGTGCAATGGAATGTACAAGAAAAGAGACCAACTGCTACAAGGAACTATATTAAGTTTAAAGATGGTTTCTTAGAATATGATGGTTCTCCAGAGACTTCACTATTAGTATCTGGATTATTTGAAATCAATACAGAAGACTATACTATAGCTGAGACTAATGGTGTAGCTATGTGGTTAGATGTATTAGATCAATATGGTGGTAGAATCAAAGCCAATGGTTTAGATGCGTTCTATAACTTAATGATGGACCCTATCACTGTTGATGTATGTAGAAAATACAATCTACCAACTGATTATATTACAGCATTAGGCTATGCTAGCAGTCTATTAGCAGATAATCAGTATAATAAGCATACTGATATTACTGGTAACCGTTTCCGTACTAATGAACGTTTAGCTCACTTCGTTTATAAGTCTTTGGCTACATCTTACCAATTATTCTTAGCTGAATATAAGAATGGTAGAACTGATAGCAAGATGTTTATGAAACGTTCTGCTGTAGTAGACTTGACTCTAGCAGACTCCACTGCATCCGACTTAAGTATCTTAACACCATTGCTTGAAATGGAAACTGCTAATACAGTTACATTCAAAGGCTTATCTGGTTTGAACTCTGATAGATCTTATAATCTAGAAAAACGTACTTACGATAAATCTATGATTAATAAACTAGCTATGTCTACAGGCTTTGCTGGTAATGTAGGTATTAATAGACAGACTACCATCAATATGGCTATCAACGATACACGTGGTTATATCTATAATAATAAGAATGAAGAGTCTAAGATGAATGATGTCAATACTCTATCTATTACAGAAGCATTGACTCCATTAGGAACTACACATGATGATCCATTCCGTACAGCTATGACATTTATCCAAACGTCTAAGCATGGTATGAGAACTAGACGTAGTGATCCATTATTGGTAACTAATGGTGCAGACCAAGCGTTACCGTATATGACATCTGATACATTTGCATTCAAAGCTAAATATAATGGTGTAATTGATGAGCTTACTGATGACTATATGATTATCAGATACATCGACCAAGGTATAGTAGAGCATGTAGATTTACGTAACCGTATTGAGAAGAACTCTGATGGTGGTTTCTTCGTTAATCTTAAACTAGATACTGATCTTAAAGTCGGTGCTAAAGTTAAAGCTGGAGATATTGTAGCCTATGATAAATCCAGTTACTCTGATAACGTTGGTACTGGTAACTTATCTTACAATATTGGTACACTAGCTAAGATTGCTATCATGAATACAGATGAAGGCTTTGAAGATAGTGCTATCATCTCTGACAAATTATCTGAAGATATGACCTCTGATGTATTACTCCAAATGGACGTAAGACTTAATAAAGAAGATATTGTAGACTTCATCGCTAAAGTAGGTACACCTGTACAAGAAGGTGATACACTATTCACTTATCAAATAGCTTCTGATGATGAAACATCAAATGATATCTTAGCTAAACTTAAGATTGATGGTGAAGAAGTAAATGACTTAGGTAAGATTAAAATCAAATCTAAAGTTACTGGTGTTCTTCAAGGTATCAAGATCTATCGTACTAATGAATTGGAAGAGTTATCTCCATCACTACGTAAGACTGTATCTGACTATGAAGCTAATATCAATAAGACTAAGAAACGTTTAGAGAAACTAAATATCTCCACTAAGGAATATGATTCCACTGGTAAGTTACCAACTACAGGTAAACTTAAACATGCTGAAGATAAAGTTCTTATTGAATTCTACATCAAGTATGAAGACACTATGGGTGTAGGGGATAAATTAGTATACTACTCTGCTTTGAAAGGTGTAGTAAAATCTATCTTCCCTAAAGGTAAAGAACCTGTAAGTGAATATCGTAAAGATGAAAAAGTACATACACTACTAGCTACACACTCAGTAAATGGTCGTATGGTTGGTTCTGTACTTATTATGGCTGCTATGAATAAAGTTCTTATTGAGCTTAGTAGACATGTAAAAGATATTATGGGTATCCCTTGGGACCCTGAATTATAACATAAGATTAGATTCCCGCTAGGTCTGGAAATTGGCCTAGTGGGAACATCTTATTAAATTTTTATTTTTATTATTATGGAGGTAATACATATGCCAACTATTGATAATGCAACCTCTACACAAAAGGTTGAATATAAAGTCTATGTCAATACAAGCAAGAAACCTTTATATGTACGTGAGACTCCAGATGATCGTGGTCTTATGCGTGCATTCGTACGCCCAGGTGAAACTGTAAATATTTATGATTTCGCTCCTGGTATTATTTATGCTACTCCACCAGAAGTTCCTAAAGAACGTGATAATGTTTGGGGTCGTGTTAGTGAACCAGGTAAACCTGAACGCTGGGTACGTATCTCTTCTACGTATGGTACATTTGATTACTTAGAAGAAGACACTTCTAATATCACTCAATATCCGCCTGTAGATTATCGTACTTTGAAATACAATGATATCGTTGGTATTAAACCAGGTTCTGTAAATGCATACGGTCAAAAGATTGCTAAAGAACTTTGCTTACCAAACTGCTATCATGTAGTTTACATGCTTGATTCTTCTCGTAAATTGACATTACTTGGTCATAAAGTTAAAAACGGTATTAACCAATGGATTCCAACTAAGACATTGGTTATGGTTAAACAATATGACCCATATGCTCGTTACAATAACGAAAACTCTGATGGTATGTATGCTAAAGCACGTGCTAAAGCTGAAGAGGATCCATTCCGGGGAAAATAACCGGGGAAGCTGCACTGCCCCATAGTGTCTACTTCAAAGTGGCATCTTCTGCTACAGATATGGCAGATAAGGCATTAGATAATTTACGTAAAGAGGGTTTAGATGGTATCGGTGGTGATGCTACTAAACTTAAGAAAACAATGTCTACTGTACTCAATTCCAGTAGTACAGAAAAACTTGCACTAGGTAAACCTTTTAATCAAACGGATTTAGCTAACTACCAAATGTTTACCGAAGCAGCTGAACGTCTTGGTACTGATAAGATGACTGACGGTGAAATAGAATACTATCGTATGGCTAAAGAGATAGCTAATTATAGTGGTATGAGTGCTCAAGAGCAAGCTACTATTCGTCAAAAAGCTGCTGAAGTATCTGCCGACTATTGGGGTACTGGTAGTGCTGAAAACCAGAAGATGATTAAAGGTAATATTGTAACTGAGTTAGGTGTAGCTGGTACTGCTGTAGACTATTCTAACGGTAGTACTAAGAATGCTAATAAGAGTCCAACAAAAGCAGCTGCCGGTCAAGGTAATGCTGGTATGACTTTAGAGCAAGGTTATAAAGCTGGTAGAGAAGCTATCATCAAAGGTTCTGGTAAAGATGTAGCAGCTGGTCAAAAACGTGAATATGAAGATTCATTAGCATCTACTGCTGAAATGGCAGCAGCTTCTAACTTGACATCTTATAATATCAACGTTAATGAGTTTGATACATCTCAGTTATATCGAGTATTTGGTATGCCATATCAATGGATGGATATAGCTGATATGAGAATTCCTGGTACTGATATTGGTAGAACCTTTGGTGCCAAGATAGCATCTAAGATTCCATTACTTATTCTTACACCAGGATTACCAGAGTTCTTAGCTGGATATTCTAATAAAGAAAAGAATGCATTGATCCAAAAGCTATCTGGTGGTGCTGATGATATTTCTTTACAGTCTTTAACTAATGGTATCATTGGTAAGGGCAAAGAAACTAAGTACTACCAATTACGTTTTGCTAAGAAAGAATACTTTACTTATGTAAATGCTATGACTAATGCATTAGCAGCATACCTAGGTATATCAGATGAAGATTCTCCATATGGTGGTAAGATAGGTAACTTTGACTGGTCTACATTAACGTCTACATCTTCGTTATCTAGACAGCTATCATACTATGGGGCTGTAGCATTCTATCTAAACTCTGAAACTTCTATATCTGAATCTTTCAGTAATGATACAACTCAATCTCAATTAGCAGCTAAAGTTAATGAGATGTCTGGTATGGTTAGAGAGCTACAGTTTATTACTGGTTTAAGTAATATCTCATTCTATGATAATGCTAATACTAGTACTGGTAACGTTATCAATAACGTAGCGTCTAATAGTAGCAATGCTGGTGATGGTATGTTTGGTGGTATCGGTTCTTTCATAGATAACTTAAAGACTGGTGCTAAGACAGTATTCGCTGGTGGTAAATTAGTATTCCCAGAAATCTGGTCAGACTCTAGTCATAGTGTAAGCTATACAGTTAATCTTAAATTGACTACACCAGACTTTGATAAATATAGTTGGTTCCTAAATATAGGTGCACCACTTATTCATCTAATTTGTATGTCTGCTCCACGACAAATGGGTGCTAATGGTTATGCATCACCATTCCTAGTTAGAGCATTCTATAAAGGCTTCTTCAGTATTGATAGTGGTATGATTGGTTCATTATCCATTACTAAGGGTACTGATGGTGGTTGGACTATTGATGGTCTACCAACGGTAGTCGACGTATCTATTGATATCAAAGACTTATATCATAGTATGAATATCATTGCTCCTGATGTGATGGGTGACTTATCTGGTAATCTATCTATGGAAAGTTCTTTAAAGAACGTAAATGCTTTGACTTACTTAGCTAATATGGCTGGTGTAAATATCAACCAAACTGATATTGGTCGTGCATTTAGATTATCCTATTGGTCTATCACTGGTCAGGCTAAACAGCTATTATCAAATGGTCCTATGCAAGCATTAACCCAATCGGTTATGAATAGAATTCTACACATGTATAATTAATATAATATAAGAACAAAAACATCCCGATAAGACCATAAGCGTCTTATCGGGGTTTTTATTCACAGAAAGGAGGATGCTTATATAATGAAACGTAAGACAAGACATGAGAAGCTCTTACAGTATGAAGAGAAATATGGAGAAATACCTAATGATCATTATGATAGACTACAATATATATCTAATGAACTAGGTATTAGTAATAAACAGCAAGCTGAAATTATGGAAGCTTATCATAATGCTATCGATAGTACACAGTATAGTCATATTAGAGTTATCTTATATGAAGAACCTGAGGGCGCACCAAGACCTAGGTTCCAATTAGTTAATAGATATAACTTAGCAAATGCTGCTTTAAGCAATGGTTCATTTGTTAAGGTATATTCACCAACTGGGCTAGAAGATAATAGTAGTATGCGTCGTATGATTGATTCTGGTGAGTTAAATCAAATACAAGAGATGCTATACACTCCAACTATAGTTGAGTTTAATGCTTATCTTAAAACACCACAATATTTCAATAAGAAAGAAACAGCATTAGCTGAAGTTGGTTTAATTAGACCGTTGTCTAAACCAGATTGGGATAATATTGGTAAGAAGTATTCTGATATGTTTAACGCCAATATCTGGTTAGATGATACTCTAGTTATAGATGGTTCAGTAAGACGATTCTATTCAGTAAAACCTAGAGTTGAAATAGATATATACTTTATGGATAAGGTATATACTAAGAAACAAGCTAAAGGTATATCTAAGTCTTTAGAGAATCAAGGAATAACTAAAGAGATAGATTATATTATTAAATAGGGAGGAGACTATGACATTGAAACAGATTATAAACACCTGGGCTAAAAGATTATGGCAAAAGCTTAGAGGTAAAAAAGAAGAACCTAAATATGATTTATATCAAATACCAAACGGGCCAGGATTCTTTGTGCCTAAAGGGACTACACCACCACAATTTGGCAAAAATATTTCTATTCAGATTCCTGATAGTAGAAAACCTATTAGACCACCAGCTCCACCTAAAGAAAAAGTTAAAGCTGATACTGATGGTGATAAAGTAGACTCTATGATATATGGAGTAGAGATGATGCGTCATTTAGATTTAGATGAGGACAATCTAAAGCTAACTAAAGAAGAAATCAAAGAAGTAGATACTAAGATTGATAGATGGTATAAAAAATCACCTAACTCTACGATAAATGGTATAAATGATATGGCTGAGAAGTTTAAGGATATTCAAAAGAATCCTAAATACCATGAAGATATCTCTCCATTACTTAGTGGTGTAGCCGTATCTAATAAAGAAGTAATTGATGGTATAGCTAATGCTATACGTGAAGTCACAAAACCAAATAAGGATACTAAAAAACCTACACAAAAGAAACGTCGTAAACGTACTAATTCTAAAAAGAAATCTGGTGAAAAGAAATGAGTTTCGGTAGCGGTCAATCAGAAGAAAACAAACTAAAGGGTGATACCCAACCCCCTTATGAACAGTTTGAGAAATGTGAAAGAAAGACTTGTGTATATTTAAATAATAATGGTAGATGTATCTGGGAAACATGTAAGTTTGATAATGAAGACCCTGGGTATGTACAATACTGGGATTTTGAATGTCAAGCATGTCATAAGATAGACCAACGTGATGTACGTGATATGAAGCTAATGTTTTGTGATAGCTGTCTAGAACGACTAGCTAAAGCTGAACGTTTACCATTTACTTGTATCATCTGTGGTAAAACACAATCATCTCCACCTAAGGGATTCTCTACTCCTATCTGTAATACATGTTTACGTAAGTTAAGAAACTCTGTACATTGTAAGTATTGTGGAAATGCCTAATTAGTTATATATTATAACTATAGGAGGTAATAGACAATGCAAGAATTACAATCACGTTATAAAGCTAGTGTCGAAGGAATCATTATATCTAATATGATTCCTTATAAGACATTAAACGAATTAACCATTAGAGAGTTTGCTAATAGCGATGCTACAGGTTTGAATATTTACATTGACTTGTATCATATCTTTAGAGACTTCTATAAGAATAATATGCTTCTTATAGCTAAACATGATTTAGTGGCTTATATAACTAACTTAGTTGGTCACTATAGAGACTTTTATAGAAGATACTTTGGTGTACATACAAAGATCTTCTTAATCTACACCACAGGATATTTCCCTACAGCGGTAGAAGAGCTACCGACTTATAATCAGAACTCATTGAATGATTATGATATGGCTATAGGTATCAAGGAATATCTTGAGCATAATATGTACGTATTGAATATACTTTGTAAGTATCTTCCTGATGTATACTTTATTGAGGCTCCAGTAGATCCATCAGTATCAATCTATTCTATTATGAATGATGAGTTTGCTAGTGGTAACTATAATCCTAATATCATTCTAAGTAGATCAGTAATGAATCATCAATTGATTCCTATATCTATGACACAGACTGTACAGATTAAGCACTTGTATAGATTTGGTGAGTTAGAATGTAAGGCTATTAATATAGATAACTGTATAGCTGAGTATATTGAAAGTCTTAAACGTACTATATCTGAACCAGATCTTATTGATACTATCCCTAGAGACGCTTTAAGTTTAATTATGGCATTATTAGGGGTAAGACAGCGTAGTGTAAGTGGTACAGGTATACGTACTGATAAGATTATTAAAACAGTACCACAGTTCTTAGCTCATAAACGTACTAATTACATTAGTAGCTTTGCTGATATAGCTGAACTATGTCAGTTATTGAATAAGAACTTAGATCCAAATAAAGTATTCAGTAACTTTAAAGCAGTTGATGTGCTACATCAATACAATAAGTATATATTAGCTGGTAAACCAGTTGAGGATATAAGATGGAATGTAAATCTAATAGATCCTGATATGGTTAAGAGTCTTAATAATAAGTATTTCGCTAACCATCCACTAGATCTAACTAGACTATAATCCTCAACATTCTAGTACAAGGGCCACTATCGGTCCTTGTACTTTATTTTTTTCTTGAGGTGATACATATGCAGCTCACTTATGAATATATGGCTAGGATAGATTTCAACCATAGAAGTGGTAGTGAAGTTAAATCATATCCTATAGAGCAAGAGAATATAAAACAGATTATCATCAATAAAGAATATGATAATCTTAATATGCCGATAGTAACGGTAACTATGAGTGTCGATACTAATATAGTAGACCTAATGATCAAAGATAATAAAGATTCTACTATGGTATTGACTATAAATAAGAAGAATACTAATACATTATCTACTACAAACATTGTAGAGGCTTATATTAAAGAAGAGTGTACATATCTCATTGAGGGAGATGTAAACCCTAACAAGAAATGGGATAATACTGCACCAACTAAAGAAGAAGCTGAGAATAAAGATAAGTTTAGACTTATTCGTGTTGGTATGGTATCTAAACGTTTAGCTGATGCATTACAAAAACCAGCTAACCTAACCACATACGATTCTAATATGCAAGATATAGTTATGCAGTTATTAAACAATGGTATCCCACTATTAATGGAACCATTTGACTATAAAGATACTGTACCACAGTTAATCTTATCCCCTAAAGAGTCACTATCTAAGTCTATAGATTACTTAAACAATGTAAAAGTCTTCTATGAGACTGGATATAGATTCTTTATGGACTTTGACAATACATATCTAGTGTCTAAAGCGGGTAAATCAGTACTACGTAAGAATGATAGATTCCCAACCATCAAAATAGACATTAAACCATTAATGAGTGATGAGGGTATGGTTCGTGGTATCGAAACTGATGATCAAGATAAAGCATACAGTATGATTGTGCCTATGAATGATACCAATTTCAATAGTGATGATATGGTAGATAAGTCCATGGAAGGTATTGCTGCTGTAGTAGATGCATCTAAACAAAAACAAGAATCTTTCCTAAAGAAACATAAAGGGTTTGGTGGTATCTTAGGTGCTTATAAGAATATCCTTAATATCATGGATAATGTAAAAGTCTTCTCTGGACAAGTACGTAATGTAGTGCAGAATATCCATAGAACTACATATGAGATTAAGGGTAGAATGATTGAAATGAAAGAGCAAGTAGATGATTTTAAAACAACTACACTAGATCTATACAATCAGACTAAAGCTACTATAGCATCTTTACCACAAGAAGCATTACACCAAATTGGTGAGATAGAAGAGGTTAAGAATATCCTTACTGAGATTAATGGTGCTAATGATAAGTATGGTAAGTATATCAATAAGTGTATACCTAACTTTGATGAGTATGTAAAAGCATATACTGGTCAGATATACAATATTGAGGGTACTCGTAACTACGTCGGTGGTATTAAACCAATAAACTTCCAGGATAATCTAAGTGGTTTACAGACTACATGCTGGGATTTTAAGAAAGATGCTGCAAAGACTGATGAAACCCATAATAAGGGCATGGTACAATTCTCTAAGGGGTTTGGTGGCTGGACTCAAAATATTGGTAATGTAACCACTACATTGATTAATATGCCCGAAGAAGTATCATATTGTCTTAACCCACAAGATCCACCAGACTTAAGACAATATCAATCAGTAGACCTAAGACATTTAAAGAAATTTGAAGCACCATTCCAAGAAATGTTTACGTCTGCAAAAAGTTATAGTACAGGAATTGCCAGTGATACCAATACTATGGGCGCCTCAAACAAGCTAAATAGGAATGCCGGTGCAACGATAAAGGCGTTTGTAGACAAGGCCCAAGGTATCCCTACTGACTTCGGTCAAAAATTGCTTGAGGGTGGGAATATGGTTATTAAAGACTTTAAATCCCAAGCTGATTCTGCAAAGGAAATGTTTGTAGATAATAAGCAAATGTTTAAGAAAGACTTCAATAGTATGCGTGATACTTTCAATGTAATAAAGCAAGGTGCACAATTATCTATTGATAGTTTTAAAGACTTAGGTAATATTGGTTCTGATGGTGAATCTTTAGTAAGTATAGCTTTAGATACAGTAGAGACATTAGCTAAACAAAAGATTATTCGTTTACCTAATGACAATATTAATATCTTAAAGAATATTAAGCATGCTATTGAGCTAAATAAGTCCACTATCACAATTCATAAACTAGAATTGGATAATGATATCTTCAATATCAATCTAAAGTATCTTATTAGTAATGAAACTGAAAAGACTACACGTAGTGGTGAGTATATGCTAGTTTCAAAACAAGAAGTATATGATAATAATGGTACTACATTTGTAGCCAATACTATTCTTACATTCAATAAACTCCCATCTAATAAAACTAAGTAACAAAAAGACCCCATATAGGCATTGCCTATATGGGAGTTTTTTTATTTAGCAGGTTGATTTTGTTGGTCTTGATTACCTTGAGGTTGATTATTGTTTTGGTTGTTACCATTATCACCCTCGTAGTATTTAACGTGTTGTTTAATGATTTTATAGAAATCAGAAGCAAAACGTTCAGCTGCAGCAATACGGATAGACATCAATGTAGCCACTGTGGAAGTTACACGTTTAGCATATTGCTGTACATTGTTATTACCACCACCATTAGGTTTGTTAGGGTTTTCATTGATCTTACCAGATAAAGAATCTTTACTATCTTGGTTACCGATAGTTTTTTGGTTTTGTTGATTATTAGCTGGTTGGTTTTGGTTACCGTTGTTTGCTGGTGCTGGATTATTACCACCATTAGCATCATCTTCTAAGAATAATTGATCATTGTATAAGAACGCAGATTCATTTGCTTTTTGTTGTTGGTTAGCTGTAGCCAATTTAATTAAGTTGTCTACATCAGCCAAAGCTTTATTCTTATCAGATTCGAATAACTTAGTCAAGTTATCGATATTCAAGCAGTATTCAGCTAACTCTTTCATATTCTTGATTTGGTAAGATACTACTTCTTTGGAACCATAGAAGAATGTCTTACATTTATCTTTGAAAGTTTCACCTTCAGTGTTACCAACTAAAGAATTTTCTAATTCTTTAACAGCATCATCTACGGATTTAGAACCACTAGCAATAGCTTGAGTATCAGAAGTAATCTTAGAAGATAAGCTATTGATTAAACCAGCATTGCTAATATTAGCTTTGGCTTTATCATAGTCAAACATTTTAAGATCACTAATAGCTTTGAACTCTTTGTCCATTACAGCCATATTCTTTTGGATATACTCTTTAGAGATACCAGTGAACTTCTTGAACCAATCAGAAGATTTAGTGTAGATATTATTGATGAAGTCTTTAAGTTTACCTAAAAAACCAGAGAACTTATCAGCTACTCCTTCATTGATACGTTGAAGTTTGTTTTCTACATCGATATTCTTAGCGAATGTAGATGCTTCAAGAATACATGCTTCAAGATTTACAGTTGTTTCGCTTAATTTGATCAAGTGTTCAATTTCAGCTAAACCATCTTTATCACTAGAAGTCAACGCTACAAGAGAAGTAGCTAATTTGATATCAGAGTTTTTAGAAATAGCTTCTGGTGCAGTTAAGTAAATAGCTTTAAGTAAAGTTACACGATCAGATTCAATAGCTTTCTCAGCTAAGAAGATAGCGTTATTGTATTTATACAAATCAGTCAATGCCATTTCTTGTAATTGATGTAATAAAGCTTGTTCAAGCTTAGCTACTTCACGTACAGTATCAGGATTGATTTCACCCATCTTCATAGAATCTAATTTACCAAAGATATAGTCATATTCTTTGATAGCATTTTCTTTACCAGTCTTAAGATCAGTAAGCTTTTCTTTCTTATTAGTATCTAGTGTTTTCAATAATTCACTAGCATCTTCTAAAGTAACTTCACGAGTTTCAGTAACAGGGTTTTCGACTTTCTCGATCAATTGCATATAAGTCAAATGATCTTCTTTACCCATTACAGAACCACGAATACCAGACTCTAATACATTGAAGTTTTCATTGACAGTTTTAATTACACCATCAAGATCTTCTTTAGAGTTATGGTAGAAGTTTTCATAGATTTTGCTAATAGATTTGAATGCGTCTTTAACTGCTGGAGTATACTTAGCTTCTTCGAAGAATAACTTCTTAAGCTTAAGTCCTTTACAGTCAGCTTGGTTAGCAAATTCTTTTAAGAAACGTTTATCTTTAGAACTTACATAAGCCAATGTAGATACAGCATCGTTATAGGATTTACCATATGCTTCTACAATAGACTTTAAGTTCTTACGGTATACGTTATATAAGTTTTCGCTTACGGCTTTGTATTTGATTACATTACCATCAGCGTTCAACACACCACGGTAGAATTCTTGTAACCCTTTAGCTTCGTGGTTACGGATATCTTCTACTAGGGAATACATAAATTGTTTACGGGAAATATCGCATTTACCAGTAACCAACTTATTATCAGTAGCATCCATAATATAACTAAAGGAGAATTGTTTATTTTCCATAAGTTACCTCATAAAAAAATATTTATAAGGTATGAGGATGTACCCCATACCTTATAAATTATTTTACATAATAGTCAGTTTACGAGTAAACTAAAATTATTTAGCAGCTTTGATGTAAGCAGTACGTGCAAGACGCAATACTAATTGAGCTGCAGCGATTTGACCTTTGATAGTAGTGTTTGTTACTTTAGTCAATTCAACAACACCTTCACGGTAAGTAGTATATTTTTTGCTTTCTTTTTCGTTAGGGTTTTTGAACAAAGACTCAGTCAATTTCAAAGCAGCGTCAGCGATTTTAGCTGTAGCATTGATAGCTTTCATAGCAGCATCGCCATTTGTTAATACACGAACGATATCAGTTTCTTCTTTACCAAATGTAGAATCGATTTCTTCACCGATAAGACCTTTGATTACAGTAGAAGTGTTGAATTCGCCATCGTTAGCTTTTTTAATTTTTACAGCTGCAGCAACCGCTTTCTTAACTTCTTTAGCGTCAGTATTATCTACTTTACCAGTAGAAGATTGTGCTACCATTTTTTGGATATCAGCTGGAGTAATAGTACATTCAACTGCTTCGAAGCAAGATTTACTATCTTTTACCCATTTGATTTCTGTTTCAGCAGCGTTTTTGTTTTCTTTAACTTTGTCTTTGTATTTTTCTAAGACTTTTTTGTTATCAGAAGCAAAACGACCTAAGATTTTAGCTACCATATTGGATACGAAAGCTTTAATTTTAGCGTACCATTTTTTAACGAATTCGATAACTTTTTTACCAACTTTTTTAAGTGTTTCAAGAACGCCTTCTTGAATAGTTTCAACATCAGCGCCTTCATGGATCATAGCCATTTCACGGAAGTCAGCAACTACCAAGTCAGTGAATGTTTCTTTATCGAATTCAGCACATTCCATCATGATAGCGTCCATGCCGTATTCGTTAGCATACATTTCTTTATTTTCTAATACAATACCGTCTTCTAAAACGGATTCAGTGAAGAATGCCATATTAATTAGCCTCCATTTAATTAAAAAGTATTAACGTTAATATTTTTCCTATAAAAGGAAGATGCTCTATACATATTTGTTATTAGATTATATCTAAATCAAGCAATTCTGCATCTTCTAATTCATAAGATTCGTTTTTACCGTCTTTAAGTTTAAGCAAGAATACACAAATATCATGCACAACTTTCATATTCTCACGAATAGCTTTAAGTTGCTCTACATGTACAGAAGCAATAAAACGAGAAAGTTGAAGTCTGAAGATGGCTACAGATGCTAACCATGCACCAGTAAACTTAGCTTCAATCATTTGCTCAATTTGTTTAATCAATTCAGCCCAACCAGTCATTTGCAAACGTTGGATCTTTAACCAGTCAAAATCTAAGAACTTAATCATTTCATCAATATGGGAAGAGATAAATGCTTGACCAATTTCTTGCTTACCAAAAGAGTTATTCTTAATAGCTCTATCGAAAAGATCACCACTTTGTAATTGGCGTCTAGTTGTCATAGGGCTTAAAGAATCAAAGAAGTGTTGGATTTGACCATAGATGTTTTTGAGTGGGGATGCAATAAACGTAGTGAAGATATTGATATGGTCAAATAATGGTTTACCATATAAAGTGTGCACAGTAAAACGTTTAGAGTATTTCTTTTCAGCATTAGCTCTAATGATACGTACATTATTTTCATCTTCTACTACACGTTGAAGATCACCTACAGCAGTACTTTCATACCACTTTTCAGCATTCTTGATCAATGTTTTAACTAAACCATTTTCGAAGTAGTCATTCTTAGATGCTTCGTTTACCCACCAGCATTCTACTGCTACTTCGGAAGTACCTTCAGCGATAAGCTCTTGTTCTTTATCGAATAACTCTTGGATTTGAGCATCACAAGATTCAATAAGAGAATCTAGTGTATCCATATTATCTTCAGCTTTCTCAATCAAAGCACCAATGCCATCGACTAATAATAGTTCGTCCATTTTTTAATTCCTTTACTAAACAATAACAAATTCAATATCTAATTGATTTTCTTCAGTATTAGCTGTGTTGACATTCAAGAACTCTGGGATACGTCCGACAATCATTTCATCTCTACGATAGATATGCTGAATACCTGGACCATAACCATTGAATTCCAAGAACTCAAAGTATACTAATACGTCTTTATACTTATCAGTAATGTAAGTGATAAGATTTGGTATATGAAGATCATTGATTTGAGTAGTATCTTCGATATATAATCGAATATCATTCTTAATCAATGTAATCATCTCTTTAGTACTAGCATTGATAAACTTAACTCGGAATCGTAAACTCAAGTTAGTTCTATTCAATGGTTTACCATCTTCTACATAGAATAGTTTAGATGGACCATATGTATTAAATAACTTAAAGTCAATACCGAATGAGTCTTCTAGTACGTTCAAACACTGATTGATATGTACACGTTTCTTTTCCAAATCTAAAATGAACTTTTGTAATTTCATTTCAGTATTGATGAAAGACCAACCAACCATAGGAACTTTATCTATAGTATAGCTTAGTGTACCATTATCCAACTTAGTGACTTTAACTTTAGATTCGATAATGTCAGAGTAGTTATACATAAAGTCTACACCACCACGAGTGTTGTAGATATTAGTAAGACTATATCCATCAAGAATACCACTAGTGAAGATCTGTTCAGACTTATATGTACCAGCATTCTCTCCATCTTTATTCTTAATGAATGTAAAGATCTTGAACTGTGTATTGTTTGGCATATAACCATACAAGTCATTATCAGAACCAGCTTCTTTAAGATTCAAGATCTTAAGTTGGTTTAGTGTATCAATAGAGTTATCTGTTTCCATATCAAACTCGTATAAGAAAGAGAACTCTGTTTCATTGTACTTCTTGAACTTACCTTGAGTCCAACGTGCAGGTTTACCATCTTTATAGAATACACCTAAGACTTTAAGATCTACACCAGTAATCTCTTCAGGATCTAGTTCATTATCTCTGTGTATTACACCAATATTTCTATCAATGTTTTGAACTAGCTTAACCGTACACTTGTAAGTATTCTTATCAGTGAAATATTCTCTCTTCCAGTTAAGATTATTACAAATGAATTGGTATTTGGAAGCCTTATTGATATACTCAAACTCAAGAGCCTTCTTAGTATCCATATAGTTGATATAATATGAAGCATACAATGGGCTCTTATTGATTACAATCATAAATGGATTGAAGTATAAGAACTTAATCTTATTTATAGATTCTAATTCTTCTTTTGAGCTATTATAGATAACCTTACCATTACCACCAGCTTCATACTGAATAGTATTACCAGTATTGAAGATATAGTTTTCACTAGACACATTATCAAAGTCACGTCTAATTAATTCTATAGGAACTGTATTAGTTGGAATCATTTGTGTATCAGTACTAGCTAATAGATAAGCATAGTATAGACGGTATAATGGTGATTCCATCTTCTTGAAGAAGTATAGCTTATTCTTAGGTAAACCATAGCTTAAAGAGTTAAAGAAGTTATTAACGTCTTTAGAGTTGGTTACACTACCACGAGCTAATGCTTCTTTAGGAATCATTTGTTTTAACTCATCAATAGTTTTCTTATCCAAACCATCTTCAGATGCAGGTAAACCTAATGGATCACCTAATGGTGTAATAACCATGAATAGACGGTCATAGTTAAATCTATCACTGATAGGGTATAACTGGATAGGGTCTATATACTTGAAGTTACCTTCGGAACCCTTAGTAGTATATAGGTTAACTGAAATCTCAGAGTTCATACCAGGAATATTAGATGTATCACTAAATACAAGCCTAATAGTCTTCTCATCTATATATGTATAGCTACAGTAGTTGACTTCACTACCAGTATGTAAACCTTCATAGATTGGAGTTAACTTAACTGGTTGGCTACCATAGTTCTTAATAGTTACATCGAAACCAGCTAACTGATCATCGAATGTAAACTGATAAGTTTTATTCTCAATAGGGTTTCTATTAAGAATTGTAGCAGTATTCTTAGTATACTTATATTGACGTATACGACATCTTACTGCAATCTTTTGTTCATTCTCATCAAGAATACGACCTACAGGTGGTAAGTATGGGTCAATGATTTCAAATGAATCGATAATTGGATTATAAGCAGATAAGTCATACTGAGCAGTGTAAACATAATCGCCGTCTGGTAATACCACACGACGAATCAAGATATCATATTCAGTATGGAATTCAAATCCACCAATATTAATAGCTACTTCTCTATCAAATGTAAATATATCATTACGCATATTAGCTAATAGTACATCTTCAGAGATAGTAAATACTATATCCATGTATGCTGGTCTAGCATTAATATTCTTAATACCCAAACCTAAAGCATGAGCAATAATATTCTTTTCGAACTTAGCTCTAGTTGGAATAGCTTCATTACCAAACTCAGAAGCCATTATGATATTATTTTGTAGAGTTGTAGAGAATACATCACTTAGATAACCAAATATACCCATGGATAGGGTAAGATCATCTTCTTGGATATGCTTTTTCTTAACGGACTCAATATATGCATTGAGATCATAAATATTAGAGTTCGTCAATAGTTCATTAGCCATTAATCTCCCCCTTCCTAAACGTTATATTTTTCACGGTATCTAGCATACTCTTGTAAATTCTTTTGGGCACCTGCTTGGTCTTTAGGGTTTCTATCAGTGAATTTAAATGACTCATTTGGAGCTTTCCATTTAAGTTTATAGAACTTATACTGACCTTGACCTTCACCATTAAGCCCAGCAATATATGGAGCCTGCATCCAATCACCAGACCAACCTTCTAGTTCATCTATATAACCACCACCAGCAGCATCGCCACCAGAATATAGACTACAAAGACGATTGAACTCGTGTAGAGTATCGACTTCCATATCAAAAACAAATGTAGATTTAAAGCTGACAGTAAATCTTAAATCAGAACCGTCTGCCATATCACTAAATACATCACGTGGTACAGTCTTAGGATACACCCCGACATACTTAGCCCAATAGATAATATCTTCACCACCAGAATCTTCAGATACTATGAACTTATACATGGACATTTGGTCATGAATAATACGTTGCATAGCATAAGACTTGTTAGGTTGATTGATACGACCAAAGTGCTTCAATCTAGAATATTCGTCAAACAGCTTGAAAAACATGTAGACCTCTAGATACTTAGTATCTAGAAACTCTACACTGAATTCATGGTTTTCGTCACTCTCTATTGAAGTACCTCGATAGAATACAGAAGAACCTAAGATGTTTCTAGAAGTCTCATAGTCATTAGATACACTAATAGCTGGTAAGTCTACATTAGAAACTTTCTGGTTTGAAAGAAGATTAATGAATGGCTCAGAACGATTTTGTGAATAGCATAGTTGATGCAACACTTCTGGATACTTAGTTGCTGCTTCTATAAATAATGGATTACTAGCTACAGACTCAATGAATGTTTTAGACATATCATTACGTCCGTTTCTGCCAATAGTAAAGTCCTTATCATGTAAGAAGATTTGTAAATCTGGTTTAGTAAAGAATATATACTCTTTAGTCATTCCTACACGATTATAAGGATCCATCTTAGAGAACCTAGCAAATCTATGATATCTATCTAGAGATGTCGGATTATATATACCATTCTTTTTAATGAATTGCAACATCATTTGGGAATCAACCGTAGGCTTAAGGTTCTTGTATTCTTGATTAGTCTCGGTTAAACTTTTACCCTGTCTGATGTCATTAGTTTCATCAGGCATTCTCAGTCTCCTTTCTTTATAGGATTATAGAGATGTTTCAAAGATATCTTTAGTTGTATACTATAAATATGAATAAGAGATAAGAGTCTAGCTGATAACTCATTAGAGTTAACTCTCCCTCCACGTTTTTGTTTATTGGACATCAGTTAAAGGAAGAGGTAACCACTATGAGCAGCTATGATTATGATACTAACGAGATTATTACGGGCTATAATGAATCTTATGATATGTCTTACTTAGGAAACTATGTAGTTATTGACGAAAATATCAAAGTTAATCAGGTAGAAAAGATAAATCTTAGACCAGCTAAACCAGGTGAAGTTCTTATTGACCAAGATGGCAATACTTATTATTCAAGTAGAATTGTTAAAAAGTTAAGAAAAGATCTTTTGGAGAATGCTGTTCTTGTGGATGAACTATTATCTTTAATCGGTCCTGGTAAAGACTATAACTGTGGTGACGAAGAAGCTATGAGAACTCCTGAGGAGAAATATTATACATACAAAGAACGTATGGAACTCGCTAGAGAATATGCCGAAGAAGACGGTTATTATGAAGATATATTGGACTGTGTTGATGATGCAGCTCCTGAGTCTATATTTATTAAGTAACTATTTTATATTCGGCTAGGCTTTTATTTTTTGCCTAAATGGGGCTGTTTTAACATAGTAGTAAATTTCAATATTGAATTTAGAATACGTATTTTAAGGAGGACTATAATGTCTTACATTCAAGAATCAATCCTCAGTGACATTATTAATGTATACGATAATGTAACCGCTGATGATTTCAGTTTAGACAAATTATTACCTACCCAAGCTGGTGGATATAAGTCTTTCAAGTCTATTAATAGTGCTACTAAAGACTTGGTGCTCACATTCCCAGTTATGTTTAGCCGTAATATGGAATTAGCAACAGCTGAGCTAATTGCTAAAGCACTTGAAGCTAAGTATGCTAACTTAGTTAAAATGCTTTTAACTGCTATGGCTATCACTAATGCTACAGATGCTATTGACTACGTTAAGAATATTCATAGCAATATGCAGTTTAATAATGGTATTGATGTGGATGACTATCTTACTATCAATAGTAAACTAGCTAAAGAATCTGGTGCAATGGTTATGTTTACACCTGGTACTAAAGCTGTATATGAAAACTATAAACATAGCTTAAAACACAGCTTACCATTGACCAATACTATCATCACAGAAGCAGATTCTAAGCGTAATGGTGGTGGTAATGGTGATAATAAACCTGGCAGTGTTTCTTTAAGCAATCAAGATAAACTTGATAAAGCTAACCAACAAATGCCTTTGATGATGAAAGTTAACTTCATCTCCAAAGCAACTGGTCGTCCTATTACTACATCTGCATACTTAGGTATCAAATGTAAACTATTTGACGTAGCAGGTTTAGATATCATTCAACGTATTGTATCTAAGAACTCTTCTGCTATTAGCCTATTCAACTTTATCCGTGCTACATCTCAAGAAATTGGTTTCTGGAGAGACTTTGTATTTGCATTAAGCAAAGCTAAAGTTGATGCTATCTCCAATGCTCGTAATGGTTCCTCTTCTAAAATGTGGAAAGCATTAGAGCAACGTGCTACAAAATCCAAACTTAACCAATTCTTCCGTCAAAAGAATGATGCTACAGCTATCACTTCTTTATTGGTAACTACAGATGAAGTTGAAGAATTGAAAAAGAATAATGACATTGATCTTTCCAGATCTAATGTGGCTAGAAAGATTATGTCTGACTACAACTTACTTTGTATTGGTATTGTAGATGAAACTACAGAATCCGTAGCTTTAATCTTTGATACAGGCGATGATGAATACGAATTAGTACGATTCAAATCCTTGAAGAAAGATAAAGATATGGATGCTAAGCAAATCGTTAACTTATTAACTAAAATGGCCTAGGAGGAGGACACATGACTAAATACTTTAAAGAAGCCTGCTCCTATATGGATTTGGGTGACAGAGAAACATTAGAAATCGTATCTTCTGTAAATGAAGCAGACCAACGATTAATCATGATGAATGTATCCAATAAGATCTATGACTTCGTTAAGCTTAAAGCTAATGAAGTAGACTTTGGTGATATTCCATTATCCAAAGGTGATGTACAACGTTTACGTCACTATAAACTAGTTAAACAAACACTAGAAGCTTTAGAACGTCTTTGTGCTTCTCGTAATATCCAATCTAAAGCATTGAAAACTACTAAAGAAGCATTAGCTAACTTAGAGAAAGATAAATACGCTTACGTTGGTGCATTCATGCGTAACTTGGATTATCCTTGCACTATCTATAACTTTGCTGTATTGTCTATCATCGCTTCTACTAGTATGATGGTATCTGCTATTACAGAATACATCATGGATAATGAGGGTACAGCTAAGTTTGCTATGGATTCTAAACACTTCAATGTATTAGATGACAATGTAGTTATCAAGAATCTTGAACGCTTTAATGAAAACTCTCGTAATGGTAAACTTGCTAAAGCATTATCCTTATTCACTAAAGCACATGCTCGTGGCATCTTAGGTACTATGGCAGCAGTATCTATGATTGGTGCTGGTATTTACTTGATCTTCAATATCATTCCTATCTTACGTGAGATTGCTTACTACTTCTACTTCTGTAGAACTAGCTTAGCTGAATATCTTGAAGTACAAGCAAGTATGCTAGAAATCAATGCTTCTAAGATTGAATACGATGACGATATGAAAGATGCTGCAGCTTACCAACGTGACGTTGCAGTTAAGTTCCGTCGTTATGCTGATAAATTAGACATCAATGATAAAGCCGCTACAGCTAAGATGGCTAAAGAAATCAAAGAAGAAGACTCTCAAACTAAATTTAAACATGATGACATTAGTGACAGCATTCCTGATTCTGCTGGTGCTAATAGCAGTCTATTCTAGGAGGTTAACTAATGAATATTAAAAATAAACCTAGAGGAATTACATCTGGTTCTTTATTTTTTGAAGCAGTACAATCCGCTAGACGTGAAGAAATTGTAAAAGGTTTAAAAGAATTAGAATACCAACCTGTACATGAATCTGCGGCTGCAGCTAATATGTACGATCGTATTGCTAATCGTAATAAGATGACTAAACGTCATCAAGACTTCTCTAATGCTGTACGTAATGGTCTTATCTTTGAAGCTTTGAATGTATTATTCGAAGCATCTGCCAGTCATCCAATGATGTCCGAAGATAACCGTGTAATTAGAAATAAAGTTATCTCCAATTTCATTGAGCAAACTGGTTCTGATAAAATCTTATCTACATTAAGCAAAACAAATGCATTCACTGCACAAATTGCTAAGTATGTAACAGAAACACACAAAGCTATCATGGAAGATAATGAAGAAGCTTTGAATTCCAATGATGTGAATGATGAACCTAAAGTTTCTCCAGATGACACTGAAACATTCGTTGATAAAGTAAACTCTGATGAAAACAAAGAAGAAATCCAAGACATTGGTGATTCTGTAAAAACTCATGTAGCTAATGGTATTGAACAATTCATCATTGCTAATATCGAAGATAAAGAACACATCAAAGATGTATTACAAAACGTTGAAGATAAAGTTGCAACTATCCAAGCAGCTAATGCTGAAGAGGAAGAAGAGATTAAAGAATCTACTATCCAACGTGGTAAGTTGCAAATTAAGAAACGTTTGGCTACTCGTAAAGTAGGTTTATATGAAGCTATGGTTCGTGACCTATCTAAGAAAGCTTTAACCAACCCAGGTTATGGTATGATTACTGAATCTGGTACATTAGATATGGATAAAATCACAGCAGCATGTGAAGCTACACTAACTATGATGGTATTATCTGAAGCATTAGGATTCTATATTCCTAATGATATTCAAAAACAATACGACTATCGATAAGAAACACAAAAATCCCCTGTATAGGCATTGCCTATACAGGGATTTCTTTTCGTTAAAGTTAATAATTGTAGTTATATACTATAATTGTGTATGGTAGATACAGCTACTGCAAATAGCTGTATCTAAATATAACCATACACGGTGTGTTCTCCACCGTCAAAGGAGGTGACCCTATGACCGGAGCACAAATGAGATATTTCAATCTCAACGCTGGCTTTAAAGCTAATTTTGCTTTAAAGGTAAGAATTGCTTTATCTATAGTCAGCAATTACGAGAATGGTAATTCTAAAAACTATTCTCAGGATGAGTATATGAACTGTCTATCATTTATTGAAGGATTAGAGCCATAATACTCTAAATAAAGCAATATGTAGAAGGGGTACACAGCTCCTTCTACATAATTGTTTTATTTTTTGTAAAAAATTAAAAGTCTTCTAGTTCAGACATAGCTTCTTGTACAGCATCAACGATTTCTTCAGTAACACCTTCGTCATCAGAAGCATCAGCATCTTCAGTACCAGCATCATTCATCAATTCGATTTCAGCTGCATCGTTTTCATCATCAGCATAGATATCGATTTCTTGAGGTTCTAAACCTTCAACTGCATCAATATCATCACCATCGTTATGAGTATCATCTAATTCTACATCAGAGATAGCATCAGTTACAGTGTCAATAACACCATCAACTACATGGTCATCAGCACTACCAGATTTAACAATATCGATTACAGCAGTAGCATCACGGTCTAAGTCTTGTCTAATTACATCAGCCATTGTTATAAAACTCCTTTTTAATAAAAATCATCATAATCTTCATCATAGTCGTCATCGTCAGATTCTTCACCATCGATAACACGATCAAGATTGTCATCATCAACATCATCCAAGTAATCAGATGTGTATTCATCACTTGCGGGATCTACATCAATATCACCACGATGACTATCGTCGATTAATAGATCCAATGTAGTATCTTCAGTGAGAACGTCTAGAAATAGTTCACTTTCTAGGTCCTCAAGAAAGAACTTATCTAAGTCATTCATATTTTTAACCTCCATAAGGACTATGAAATTATGAATATGTTGGACTTACCCTCTTTTAGCTATATCTGTACTAAGCTGATTACACTTATCCATTAAGATATAGATAATGACTGGTAAGTAATAGAATAATTCATTTAGAGGTCGATCATAATTGAACTCTTCTAGTTCTCTTAGAACCTCTTCTGTGAAACGTTTATCGTTTCTACGTAAGAAATACTCTATAAGAATATTCTTATAGAATCCTGGTTCGGTTCTATCATAAGCTTCTGCTTGTTGGATACGTCTTACTGTATCATCGTCATAAGCACTGATAGGATAATAAGCACCAGGTCTGTACAAATGTACGTAATAGTATTGCTCTAGACATCTAGCCAGCATAGAAGTTTGGTCTGTAACTAATGTAGCATTTAGATTAGGATTACAGATAATATCCACTTTACCTTTCTCTATAGCATACTGGAATGTACGCTTATAGTCTAATGGGAAAGTCTGTGGCATATACAATTGATGATCCATAAATAAGTATGGTAATTCTGGAGAGTTCATACAATCAGTACGTAATATAAACTCTATCATGAAAGGATCATAGAAATTACGATCATCATACTTAAAGATATATGCTTGAGTTCTATCGCTATAGAAGTAGCTTCTAAATATAGCTCTCAAACTATTACAGATATTTTCTAATCTAGTGATATACTCATAGTCTGTACTTCTAATAAGCATAGATAGGTTAGTACCTTGGTTACCGACAACCATTTCATACTCATCTGTAGCTAAGTTATCTAGCTCAGTAGTATCAGCATCCATAAGACTTAGTTTATAGCTAAGCTTATACATATTAGCACCATTAGGCATAGTATCTAAAGATACAGCTGTAATCTTAAATACAGCTTTATCTTTCATATGGTTAATGATGAAATAGTCTTGAGGGAATGGTTTGAACGCATTAGGTACTAAGTAAGCATCTCCTTCTACGGAACTACCTTCAGCACCAAAATCACCAGCATCAATATCTATGGCAATTCTATCTATACCGAATAATACTACATCATTGATCTTATTAAATCTAATGCTACTGTCTTTATCAGTATAGCTATACATCATAGCTGTACCTTCATCGACAGTTGTCTTTTCGGTATTGATATTATAATACGTTACTGTAGTCGGAGCCTTGTCTATGAATGTATAGAAGTTATTATCGATTCTATCGACCATACTATTTGTCATTGAGTTGACTGTATTAATATAAGTCTTATTGGCTATTTTACCCATAGTAGTTCCTCCTTGTACGATTACCTAACTGTTGAAGACAAAAAATAAATCCAGTATGAGGTATTATCCCCATACTGGATTAGAATAATTCACATTCTTCATCGATATCACTTAATGGTACACCAAAGTCTTTCTTCTTCTTATTACTATGGAAATATACATCTCCAGTGAAGTAGAACCCATGTCTTTTGATATAAGACTTAGTGACTTCTTTGGATATCATACCAGCATCATCATTATCGAAGTAGAAATGCCATTCCATATTGAATAGGCCATATCTACTAGCTAGATATTGTATAGCTGATATATAGTTAGAACCAGATGTAGCTAAATATATACCAGGTTCTTGATTACGTACGTTGAAGAATATAGACATTATATCAAATTGGCCCTCTGAGAGATGAATTTTAATAGGCCCAGTGGGTATACTAAGGCAACATGGGATTGTGTAGCTTTTAACCATTTCATCGTTCCCAGACATATTGATTATAATGTATCTGGGAAGTTCATTGTCATAAATATGACGTAAAACTATCCCAGATTGGTCTGCTGTAACGAATCCAATATACTCATTATTGAGTATAATGAAATCATCATCAGTCATTCTTTTATACTTACGTATCTTATAATATATAGCATCATTTGATAAGTCAAATACTATACGACTATCTATATATCTCTGTATAGGATAGTTCAATCCTAAACGTCCATTAAGATAATCAAGTTTCTTCTGTATAACTTCATTAGGTAGCTTATTACCACTTTGCATGAAATTATCATACAGCTTACTGTAATTTATACTAGAATGATTTCTCTTCTTAGTATACGTGGAGTGATCAGAGTTCTCTCTTACTTCCTGGTTATAGATATTAACTTCTTTGATGGTATTAATATCTCTTACACCAAATTTCATTAAGATCTCTTGATCGACTATACCACGTTCATTACATTTGAAGCAGTTATACATTATAGGTTTGTCTTCTTGGACACTAATATACAAATGCTTCTTACCAGCACTAGACGTATGTCCACAATATGGACATCTAGCTACTAGTTCTTTTCTTTGGGCTGCAAACATTGAGCCTTCGATACTATCTTTCAATAGATCTTTTAAACTATAGATGTCCATATTATGGAACCTTTCTATTCTAAATAAGTCTACTAAATTCTAAATGTAGACGTTTGAATATACCAACCAATTCTTGTACAGTTGAATCTTCAACTTCGTGATTATAAGTTTCAGATATCCAGTCTACTGCAGTCGATACATCTTGGCATAGTGTGATGAACGATACACCTTCATTTTCTTTGTTAAAGAAGATATCCAAAATAAAATAAGATGTTTCACCCTCAGATTCACTATACTCTAATAGAGTCCATAGTCTAGCTAGTCTATATACCGCTTCAGGGAACTCTTTTATCTCTATACGTTCACCACGTATATTACATAATGCTAGCTCTTTAAAAGAAGATATTATTTCATATTCAGTACCATCTTTCTTTACAGTCAGTAAAGCATCTAAAGAATTTCTAAGATCATCTTCATGATAACCAAAATAATCTTCTACTTCAGCTATTACTCTTAGTTTATTATACAGATTCGTTGACTTCATTTTCGGCCTCCGTGTAGATAGTGTCTAGTTGCATAAGATAGCCATTGAGTCTATCACAAGACCATTTAACGTCTGTACCTGCACCATAAGCTTCTTTGATTAATACAACTACAGCATCAACTATCTCAGTTATAGTCTTAAACGTAACAGAAGCATACTCTTCTTCTGGGATAGATCTTAATACTAGATTATCACGGCTAAACATACACTCCAATAGCTCAGTAGCAATACCACTACTATACACATCTACATTAACATAGAAGCTATGTAATGCTAGTATAATATTAACTGCATCAATCAAAGGATAGAATGCTTCACCACAAATTTCATGAACAGTAAGTCCTTCTAGGATACTATCTTGATGTAGATATATACTATCGAAAGTTACATTACGAGATTGGAACTTACAATATGCACCATCTTTAGTAAATCTAAATGGGTACTCTAATTGATATAACTCAGATATCTCATTCAAGACATTTAGTATCTTGGTATTCATATCGATTTGTTTCTTATAGTATTCGTACATGATTACACCCATTGCTCTTTCTCAATAATATCAACTAGTGCAGGATTGTATAGGTTATTAATGATTCTTTGAAGAGTCATTAGAACTTTCTCAAATACATCCATAGACGCATCAAATTCTGCATTAGGAAATCTTTTGATAACTTGTACACGATAATCATACACTGCATCAGTAATATAAGATGCATCGGCTTTGCCAGTATAATCACACATGTTATCGGCTGTAGTCTTAATAAACTCTTCGAAATTATCATAACGTATATCATTTAGAACCATTAATGCTTTATGTACACCATAAGTGTCAATTTGTTTTATATTGATAGTATGTGGCATGAATCTAGTAGGCTCATCTTCTGACTCATCTTCATAAAAGAAGTTATCGTCAGTTCTAGAGTCTGTACCTGTAGGCCAGTAATGTACACCATCGACTTCAAAGTCTAATAGATTAGTAAGATCATCTTCATAAGTTTCATTTAGATACTCGAATAAGAAATTACAATACCCACTAATAGAATCTTTAGAGTCATTATAGTTATTATATGCACCACTAGCCATAGCATCCAACTGCTCTAGTTTATCAGTAGCAGTATATGTTTTTCCTTTATCTACAAATACACTTGCCAATGCAAATAGAAGCTGTCTAGTTTTTATTCTTAGATCAGAGATTGCTTTATTATTACCAGCAAGATCTTCATCATATTTTGCAAAGAAACTTATAGCCTCATCTGCTAGACTAATACATTCATTACTATTAAATCTTCCACCAGGAATACTAGCTACAGCAGTCTTCAAATCTGGATATCTAGATTTAGCTGGTGTATTCCGAATAACAAACCGTTCGATATGATAAGTCAACCAGAATACTTTATCAATGAACGTTAATACAGTACCTTGGATTAAGACTTTCTTAGTACCAATGTATTGTATAGGTTCATTATCTTCATTGACGCCGGAGGAACTACTAGCCCCTCCGACACCTTTCAATATTTCATTTTTAACGAATTCTCTAAAGCCACGACAGCTTCTAACTATATCGCTAATATAATCGTCGCTTTCAAATAGTCTTCCATACATAGTAGGATTCTCCTTTACTCGATAAACAATTAGTATTCTAAAACCTATCCAATCATCAATACATAACGTAAGAACTCATCATTGATTACATCAGAGTTTGACATGATAGGAGCACCAGTATTCTCTTGATTATGGTAATCAATACATGTGAACTTAGATGATAGGATAGTAGCTAAAAGAGCCATAATATAGTTTTCGGTTTTCTCGCTCTTATATCTGTCTATAAGCTTTCTATACTCAGGGGAGGATTGAATCTTAGTAGATTCTTTCTTATTAACTGAGTTACGATTTACACGTTTAACTACTTTGCCAGACAGGATAGCTGCCATAGTATATAGGCCTTTCTCGCATAATATCTTTCTACTAGCTATAATAAGTTTAATATAACCAGTTAGAGTTAGAGATTTTAACGCAGATGGATCTCCAAAGTATCGTAAGAATAGATAGCTTACTAATTCTCTTTGTAGTTCATTTACTGGAGATGCTGCATCTTTGGATAGTTCTCTTTGATAATAAGCTATCTCTTTAGGATCAAATGGACCAAACTCATTATCAATAGTTTCCATAACCCGTTCATAGTTAACTTGGTTATGTAATAAGAGTGACTCATTTCTTTTACTCATATGAGCTTCAAAGATATCTAAGTCGCTACTGCTTTCATCATCACGTTTGTCATGATTAAATCTGTTAAAGTTATAATCATACTTACCATCTACTATCTTAAACCCCAATGTTTGTTCGATACTAGTATGGTTAAAGTGTACTACGTTTCTGATATAAGTATACTTAGGGAATAGCTGAATGATTACGTTGTTTAAGATATTGGCTGCTTGTTCATGTACACTTACAGCTGCAATCTCCAACTTAACCCATAATTTAGCATTCCGCTTATGGTTAACCATTACACCGTTCATTACTGTTTGGTATAACTTATTAACCAAGTCCATTTCTGGATGCATTTCATATAGTAGAATATTGTAGAAGTGAATTAGGAACTCATCAATATTAGCTACTTGTCTATGGAATGCGAAGTGTGTCAATAATGGAATAAGTATTACTTGGAATAGACTTACTTCCATCATAGCGTGTACGTGTTGAAGATTGTAATTCAATACGATATTACGACCTTCACCATCAAATGAACGAAGCTCTTGTACACAGTTAGCATCATTCATCTCTTTGACTTTCTTACCAATATTAGAATCTAATATCAATCTTCTGATATCCCATTCTAGATTGGCTTTGTTGTATTGTGGATATGCATCCATCGTTGCTTTGATGTATGCATATGCTGCTAATAGTTCATGCTCAGGATCATAGAACTTCTCGAAGTAATTAATATACTTACAGAAGTGCTCTTGCATGTCAAAATTAGCTTTAGGAATGCTATAGCCACGTTTAGATTTTAGGTTAAAGATATTCAGATGCACGTTTAATTCTGGATCTTGTCCTAACTTCTCAGCTATAGGCATAAATAAAGAAGAAGGTATTTTCTTTACAATTTCATCTTCTGGTAATGGATCCCATCGATCCACTAATGGAATATTATTACTGCCTTTTACAAATAAGTGCGGTTTTATCACCTCCAAAGTCAACTTGTTAGGATCTTTGACCTCGCTATTGAGCTCAAAGGGTAACTTTGTAAACATAGACATTCTGTAATTCTTAATTTTTTCAGATGCTTGCATTAATAATAACCTCCCTAGGTACGTGCATAGATATAATATATCATTATATCTTACTTTCGTTTACTAGTCTTAGTAACCCTTGTATTACTTATTGAACGACTAGCTTTACTAACTCCAACTCTCTTTGTATTACCTATGGTCTTAGAAGAACCACGGTCTCCACGAGCAGTAGATTTCCCTGTTGATTTAGATGTGGTACGTTTAGTCTTAGTACCATATTTCTTTTGCTGTTTAATACGTTCAGCAATCTTATCTTCAGCACTAGTAATCTCTTTGAGATTTACTGTACCATCTTTATATTTATCTTTCTCAGTAAGCTTATACTTCTTGATAGTCAAATACCCAAAGTATAATATCTTAGCATAGTTAACTACTAAGTTAGGGTTAGTAGTCTTAGGTTTATCACTAATAGCTTCCGAACTATACTTCTTCTCTAGTTCAGGAATAGTTAAACCATTCTTATGATAAGCATAAGAGAAAGTGAATGTAAATGCTGGGTCATTACTAAAGAATTGTACTTTGTAATCCTCTAGCTTAGTAGCATTATCATCACCAGCTTTAGCTGGAGAGAATTTATATATAACGTCATAAAAGAACTTAGGTATATTCTCTGATGGTATCTTCATGATACACCAGAAGTTACCTTGCTTATCTTTTATGGCAGAGTATTCGATCTTATTATTATAGTCTACTAATACCTTAAAGAACTTCAGCGAGTACATAGATGTCAAAGCCGTTCTATTACCAGCAAATGATGCACCTGTACCTGATGGGTTCTTTATATATTGACGTAGAGTCATTATCTTTTTAGCCATAATAATCCCCATATAGTCTACTATAGGTTAGAGCCAGTGGCCCTAACCTTAGTAGACAAACTATTATTTGTTTTCTTCAGATTTCTTCTTTTCAATTTCACGTATAGCATCATACATATTATTGGAAGCTTCTGGAGTTAAGAATTGGTTGCAAGTAATAAGAATAGTCATCAATTTAGAGATGATAGTTAATACAGCAATATCAGAACGGATAGATGTAACTACATCTTCGGAACGTTCACCTGTAGTAATATCAATTGGCATTCTAGGTAATAGTTTATCTTCACCACCTAGAGCTGCTACTACCATTTGGTGTACAATTCCTTGACGTTCATATTCACTATAACTTTCATGAATTTCAGAACGTTTAGTACCGTATAGTAATGCTGCAAGATCCAAGTAAGAGTTATAGATGATAGAAGCAATAGCTGCTTCTAATGTAGGTTCATCATCAAAAGCATTACCATATTTCTTATATACATCTTCAGCTGCAAATAAACCTTCAAGGTTAGATGCATAACCGAAACCATGAATAGCGGCAGACATACAGTTCAATACAGCATCTTCAGCAGCATCAAAACGGTTATCACGTTCTTCTTGTGTAGACCCACCGATGTATAAGTCTAATGTATTAGCTTTAAGAGAGTTAAGTCTACGTTTAAGTGTGCCAAGAGTATTTACATCTTGACCGTCACGTTTAGCTTCAGCAACTTCACGTTCAGCATGATCAATCATACCTTGATATAGGTCACTATATTCAGTAGTGTCTTGTTTGTACATTTCACAAGGATTGATAATCTTAGTTTTACTGAAATCGGAGATTACAGCATCAGCACAACCAAAGAAATCATGTACAGTTTCATTAGTTGGTGCAAGACCTTGTTTTTGTTCCTCTTCTTGAATAGTTAAGTCTACGTACTTCTTGATTGTCGTAGCATTACATAGACGAGCTAAGTCAAGAATCATATTCTTATCTGTAATATTAGGTACAAATAAGAATGGGATTTGGATACCAGCAGAGCGATACTTATAGATAGCTTCAGTTACAGCATCCATTGTAGTATCAATATCACGAGTAGTTCTAGGACATAGAATCACTGTAGGAATCATACCTTTAATATCATTAGCTTTGATTGGATCCATAATATTACGCATGATAATATTTTGTACATAACCAATCATTTCTGGTGTATCTACAGGGTCTTCAAAGAAGTAGATTTGTGGATGATTCAATTCAGCAAATCCTTCTTTATTGTTTACATAGACTTTATCACCATAACCGGTGTTAATAGTCATACCGTCATATGTGCGAGTATAGTCTTCATCGATAGAAGAGTGTTTAACTGTGATAAATACTTCATTACCCATCTCTTTATAGATATTGGCAATGATAAGAGATAAGTCTTCATCACCATTAGTAGAGATTTTAGCAATACGATACATATCATCAGGGGTAGCTTCTTTAGCTCGAGATACAATAAGTTCATTAATCTCTTTTACGATAGCTTTGAATGTACGTTCAATCATTACTGGTGGTACATTGCTAAGTTCATCATCATAAATCTTGATATTTCCCGCTCCATTTGTTGCCATGAAGTTAGGTTCTTCTTTGGTAACAAAACGTTTGTAAATGTTGTACGCAAGAAGTGTTGCAGAGGTGGTGCCATCACCTACTTCTTTGACAACGTTATTAGTCAAATCAACCATAATATCAGCTAAGCTGCTTTCGATTTGACCTAAGAATTTAATATTCTTAAGAATAGTATTACCATCTTTAGTAAACTTAGGGATAGCATCAGTTTTCATAATCTGAGTTGCACTACCATAAGGACCAAAAGAGGTTAATACAGAATCACGGATAATCTTTAACGCTTTAAGATTCGTTTCATGTAAACTATCCTTAGATACGATATTAGAAAGAATTTGCATCTTTCCTCCTCCTTACATTATACAGGTTTAACCACCGAAGAGTATAAGTCTACGGTAAATATAGCATTATCGTCACTAAACTCTTCCATAAATTCTAAATCAGGACTTTCCTCTTCACCAACAGTGGTTAGATTGAATCCGTAATTAGCTAAGAATATAGTCTTTCCTTCAACCCTAGGGGTTATAAGTCCAACTGTATCTTTATCTTTAATGTACAAAGCATCATAATCATTACGAGCTATCTCCTTAGTATCGAATACTCGAATCAATGGGGATATACTTCGTATGATAGATTCTTCTTTCTTATTATTAACTATTACACCTATATCAGCTACAGCTACTTCGGTCTTAGTTAATACAGAGAAGAACTTATAGAATTCAGTGAAGTATATATTACGACTGAGATACATCTCCATGAAGAATTCTTTCTTAAGCTCTTCATATAAAGAATCAGCAGAATCTCTATATTCTGGTTTTAAAAGCATATAGATTGGATTCTTTTCAGTTCTAGTTAGAAGAAGTAATCTAAGACTTATAGGATCCTCTTCTAGTATAGTATCAAAGTACTGTGATTTACCATAATACCGTTGTATTAGAGTTGCCAAGGTAAAGTCTAAATCGAATAGCATCTCAAAATCAAAGATAGCTTTTATTTCAGCCATAGTATATTACCTCGTGGAATAATAGGGAATAGTCTTATGACCATTCCCTATATATTTATCTATTATAAGTCATCTAAAGAACCGTTAGAGAACCCACCAGAGTTATTCATAGTATTAGAACCAGAAGAACTATTACCTTCGCCAGATAAATCATTCAATAATTTACCAACTGGAGAGTAGTCATATACAGCACGAGCAGATGCATAAGCACTACCATAAGCCATACCGTTATAGAAGTCTTCCAAGATAGTAACCAAGTTTTCTAATTCAATATATTTGTAATCATCTGTGTTGTGTTCACCATCCATATCATCACGATTGAAGTTGTGTACACCGAAATAGTAATCAGCATTGATTTCATAGAAGATTTCCATTTCAATTTTAGATGCATCATCAGAGAACTTACGAATTGTAATGCATGGGAAGTCAGCTTTAGCTACTTCGAATTCTTCACCAGTGGATACAGTTACAAGTGTTTTACCTGTAGTTACACCAGCAGATTTAATAGCGCCATCAGCTGCAATGAATTTACGAATTTCATTAGCTAAGATACGTGCTTTAACTGGTGTCAAGAATGCATCAGCACGGTTATCACGGTCCATTGTATAGTACTCACCATTATTACCATTAGACTTAACTAGATGAGCAATAGTAAGTTTAAGCATATTATTCCAATAAGAAATATCAATACCAGTAGGTGCTTTATCCTTGTTACCATCTGGCATACGGAAACGATAACCACAGTATACGTTTACAGAACGATTGTTGCTACCATTACCAGCTTTACGTGTGTTAAATAATGATTGTCCTAGAGCCATTTTAGTTTCCTCCTATAGAAATCTAACTTAATTTTGATTACGAATGTGTTATACTGGTTATAATTTCCTACTTAGATAAAAATAGGCTACCATAGAGCATTGCTC